GACACATCAAATAATACTGGTGATGTTATCGATCGTAATGAATTCCGTGCTGATATCTATATCAAACCAGCTCGTTCTATTAACTTTATCACTTTAACGTTTGTGGCTACCCGAACCGGTGTGTCATTCTCTGAAGTAGGAGCATAGAATCATGGCTAATATAGAAAGCTTTAAAGCTAATTTAACAGGTGGTGGTGCAAGAGCTAATCAGTTCGAAGTCACTATGAATTTCCCCGCCCTTTCAATACCAGGACAAGCGTCTAGAAAATTTACATATCTTTGTAAAGCTGCCTCGCTTCCAGGCACAACTATTGCAGAAGTTCCAGTTCCATATCGCGGTCGTGTATTAAAAATAGCTGGAGATAGAACTTTTGATGATTGGGAAACTACAATCTTTAATGATACGGACTTTGCTATCAGAAACGCCATTGAACGATGGGTTGATAGTATAGATAGGATATTATTAGAAGAAACAAATATTACAAATCCTTTATTATATCAAATGACCGCTGATGTTAAACAACTTGATCGAAATGGATCAACATTGAAAACTTATAATTTTGTTGGTATTTGGCCATCGGTCGTATCACCAATTGAACTCGCTTATGATACAAATGATGCAGTAGAAGAATTTTCCGTTACTTGGAAATATAATTACTTTACAGCAATTTAAGGTAATTTAACATTACTGATGAGGGGGTCGATTGACCCCCTTTTTTTATGAACTTTCTAAATTGGTGGAATCCGAACCCACAGGAATATCTATTATTTTAGGGGTTCCATCGGACACGATATTTTTTGGATATGATTTTAACTTTTGGGGAATAGAGTCCCTAATTACAATTAGAACACAAGTATAATTATCTCGAACCTGATGAGCTACAGATTCTATTAACCAAGGTCCAGAAAGAAACTTATCTTCTTCTGGGGTACTCCTTGCTTCGGGATTTGATTTAGGTATACTCATATCAATAATATCACCCGCCTGTATTCCAGATATACCATATATAGTTATCTTGGCTCTTTGAAGGTTTAATGCATTAAACCTTGCTTTTCTGTTCACTGCAAAATTATTATAATTAATTTCAGCGAATGGACGGTCATCGGGTTCGTCTTGATATTGATATACTCCCGCAGAAGATACCATGTTGATCTCTGCATCTGGATAACCAGACATATTCTGGAAATCTTCAGTAGCACCTTCGTCTTTGGTATGAGGCGTTATAGGGAAATTCCCCTCTGCCTCTGAGACCGGCATAATTCTGACAGTAGTTTCATTATCATCTTCATCAAAACCACCTTCGCTATATGCTTTATGATAGTTATAAGGTTTAGGTCTTTCCCAAGTCTTAGATCTAAAATCGTAATTTATCAATGAAGAATTATAAGATCCTATAGATGTGTGTCTAAGTGTGTCAAAACCAGATAAGAGTTTAAAATCGATAACATGTTCAAATTGAGATTTTAATACTGTTGTGTTCCGATCAGGGTTCATTGGTGGTGTATCCCCTGTTCTGAATTCCAAGGAACTGTCCTTTTTACTTATACTGTAATTCCATATCATATCTTCAACAGACCTAAAAACGAACGATTTAGTAGTTTGAAAAAATAGAAAATCCGATCCGTGCATTGAGCTGGTGGTTTGTGCAAATTGCGATATCATATTAATAGAGTCTACCGGTGATATATTAGGAAATATCAGGCGATTGTTTTTCCCGGTAGACTCTATAAATAAAGTCGATTCGCTTTTCAGGTCATTTTCAAATATTCGTTTAACAATATCAGAATATGCCCCGTCCTCTGTCCTCGAGATTTTTGTTCTAGCATCTGTTAGGAATTCCCGTGGTATCAATGATAATGTATATTTTATAGTGCTTTCGTTAATTTTCTCCGACTCTTTTACCTTAGTGATAATGAAAGGCATTTTAATGGGGTAAGTCGAACCAAGTGTTCCAAATTCGATATAAAGAGGTTCAGTTCCGGTTATCTCTAATACACCATTGATAAGATCGTGTGTATCAATAAGGGTTATATCGCCCGTAACAAAAGTATTAAATATAGATTCGTACATATTGAACGAAACAATCATACTTGTTATATCAACCTCTTCATTCACTTCTGGGGTATTTTTTTTGTGGGAAGTGAAAATAGTCGCTTTAATAATTTCAAATTGACCCGGTTCGTCAATCTCCCCGTTTTCTAATATATCTGATCCCAATCTCGAAGTCATTTTATTAATGCTCTAAAATTTTTAACAAACTTATTAATATATTCGGGTTTAACTAACTTTATTTTTGATTTATTCTCATTTAACAAAGATTCGTAATCATAGTTAGATACCGGATATGGTGTTGGTCCATCTACGATATCACCATCCGCATCTATATAGTGGTGTACCCCTCCTGATTCAGAATATTTGGAATTTATATAATCATTTAGTTCTCTTGAATCTCGAGGCCAATCTGTCCTTACATTAATTATATTGTTGACTAATAATATAACCCAATGGAATTCACTATCACCATATAGTTTATTAGCTAATATTTCTGGTGTTTCTGATTCTTTTATATCGTAGAGATTCGCAAATAAATAATCTTCTTCGAAATGTTTGATAGTAGTGACCCTATGAAATATATCGATGGCATCTTTACCATTATATACCATTTTTGGGTGAGATTTAAAATACATTTTAGAATCCTTCTGCTATTTTATTGGAATCGTTAATATCTATTTCTTCGAATGATAATGACAATTCATATATTGTTGGGGAATTATCTTCTGCAAATGTTGTCATAGTAGAGTCCCCAAATTTAGATGAAACCGATTTACAAATGCAAGTATGGAATCTTGGAAAATGGTGGTTGAGATCACCCGTCATACTATCTATGTGTTCGATCTCAAACACATGGGGAAATTTATACGATCTAAATGCAGCATCACCGGGGACTTTTTCTGGAGCTGATCGCATTCTAAAAGTTTTGATGATATTTTTTATCACCTCCACGTCCCCTTGCTTTTTTGGTACAAATTTATAATTGAAGGTAAAAGATCTCTGACCAGAAGGTCCATTATATGATAATGCTAATTTATTAACCACAACGAAACCGGTATTCTGAGTTCCGCCTTTGATAAATGCTCCTGAGACGGAATCTTTTAAACTATTAACTGCACCGCCCACTGAATCCGGGGTTTCCGTCATCCCCTCCGTTGCATTCATTGATTCCCTACCACTTACAAATGTAGCAAGATCCCCGGCAACAGCATCCGAGGCCTGTTTCAGTTTGCCACCGGCATCGTCTTGACTCCACGTTTGGGGTTCGTCTATGGATATTTGATTATTATCAGCCAAAAAAATGGTGTCAACAATTCCCCCTTTTTTAGATTTTTCTGAGAATTTTATAATGTCGAACTTTAAATATACGGGATAATCAGTAATATTATCTGGATATACATATTGTGTCATAGTTGATCCTTGGTATTCATTATATATATTTATAATAAATATACAAATGGGTAAATATTATCAAGGTCGATATAGACTTATTAATTCGAGGAAATATAAGGGAGAGAAGGGTAATATTCAGTACAGAAGTTCATGGGAACTCAAGATGATGAAATATCTTGATATCACAGATGCTGTACTTGAATGGAATTCAGAAGAAATTATCATACCCTATCTCTCTCCACTTGATAACAAATTTCATAGATACTTTACAGATTTTTACGCTAAGATAAAAGATTCTTCTGGTTCTGTGACAAAATATATCATTGAGGTGAAACCGAGATCTCAGCGTAAGCGTCCAAGAAAATCGAATAATAGGATTAAATACATCAAGGAAGTTAAAACTTATGCGGTGAACCAAGCTAAATGGGAAGCAGCAGAACTCTGGTGTAAAAAATATGGATATACATTTAGGGTTCTTGATGAAATTGATCTTGGCATAAAGTGATATAAATAGTAGTATGGAATCAATATTCGACAAACTACAAGCAAAGGCTTATAAAAAGCAAATACCCGCTCAGACGAAACAATCGAGAGCTTGGTTTCGAGATGAGGTCAAAGGTATAAGGGTTAAATCTGCGGATGTATTGGGTGATAAAAATTTAGATCGAGTATCACATCCCCGAGCAGGAAGAATGTATACATATTTTTATGATCCTAAACATAAAGCAACACTTCCATATTATGATAGGTTTCCTCTCATTATAATGGTTGGTCCTGCTGAAAAGGGATTTTATGGGGTGAATCTTCATTATCTTCCTATTCCACTTAGAGCTAAACTTCTAGATGAACTCCTGACAATAACCAATAACAAAAAATTTGATGAGTCTACACGGTTTAAAATATCATACGATTTTTTAAAAAATTCTTCTAAACTTGGTGCATTTAAACCTTGCTTCAAGCATTATTTAATACATAAAGTTGAATCGGAAATAAAATTTTTATCATCCGATCTATGGGAAATAGCAGCATTTCTTCCTACTGCTAGATTTAAGGGTGCCACATCGGCTAAAGTTCATTCGGATTCAAGAAAAAAAATAGGTTAATTTATGGCAAGTTTCTCAGGTTTATTATCAAATGTATCTCAAATCGCGGGGGTGGTTACATCTGCACAAAATTTATACAGTCAATTACACCCCACTTCGTCAGTTCTGGCGAATAGTCAGTTGGACAGTTTTACAGCAAAGGTGAATGATATAAAACGAGGGGCGGGATGCTTTGCTAGACCAAATTATTTCTTGGCAACTATCGAGAATCAAGGATCTGAATTAAGTTCTTCACTTCTTAATAGGGATAATCGAGACAGAATTAATTTACTTTGTGATTCTACAACACTACCGGATATTGCGACTATACCCATAACATCGACAGAGGGAACCGATTTCTCCTATGACATAGTTAATAATCTTGCATATGCTACACATTCTGCAACATTTTACTTATCTAGTGATATGTGGGAAAAGAAATTTTTCGATAAGTGGATCGAGTTAACTTATCATAAGGAAAAGGGTCAACCTAATTTTTATAATAATTATACGGCAAGTATGAAAATAACTCAGGGTTACTTCGGGTCGGATGAGTCCGCTTGGAACCACGACGGAGCTCCTGATAAAAAATATACAGTAACTCTTAATGATGTATACCCAAAATCCATAGCTCCTGTATCATTAGATTGGAGTTCAACGAACGCTTTATCTAAAATGTCAGTAACTTTCCACTATTCGTCTTGGAGTTCCAATTACAAATCTAAATTCCCTGATTCAGAATAACACTTTATAATAGGATAAATTATGTCTTTACCACAAATACAAGCACCAATATATGAATTGAAATTACCTTCAAATGGTAAAAAAATTAAATTCAGATCATTTTTAGTTAAAGAAGAAAAACTATTAATGATAGCAAATGAAACCGGAGAAGAAGAAGAGAGATTAACAGCAGTCTCCCAAATTATTAATAATTGTACATTCGGGAAACTTAATGCTCGAGAAATGGCAGTATTCGATGTTGAATATCTATTTCTTCAATTAAGAGCGAAGTCTGTAGGGGAGACAGTAGAAATTAAAGTTCTTTGCCCGGATGATAAGAAATCATATGCAGATGTAACAGTTAACATTGAAGATATCAAATGTTCTAAACCTAAAAAGGATGCAAACATAATAAAATTGGATGAGACTGTTGGTATAATACTTAAATACCCCACCATTGATAGTTCTGCTGATACTGTTATTGGT